CAGTTGATAGATGCTGGCACGTTATCTAATTTACCGGCGGGTTTCAAGGCGCGTGGTTTAAGAATCAGGGACGATGACGATCCGTTACAACCGGGCGAGTTCAGGGATGTAGACGCACCTGGAGGTGCAATACGGGATAGCCTGATGCCACTACCGTTTAAAGGTCCTGACAGTACCTTATTTCAATTACTGGGTTTTGTAGTAGATGCGGGTAGACGTTTTGCTACGATTACTGATTTAAAAGTAGGCGACGGTAATCAGGGTGCTGCGGTAGGTACGACGATTGCAATGTTGGAGCAGGGAACTCGTGTAATGAGCGCGGTACACAAGCGTTTACATTATGCGATGAGAATAGAATTCAAACTATTAGCGCGTATAATGGGCGATTATTTGCCGCCAGAGTATCCGTATGCGGTAGCTAATGCAGATCAAACGATAAAAGCAGCGGATTTTGATGATCGTGTAGATGTAGTACCTATATCCAACCCCAACATTTTTTCGCAGGCACAACGTATTTCTTTAGCACAAGCGCAGATGTCGTTAGCTGCACAGGCTCCCGAAATGCACGACATGCACGAAGCGTATCGTCGTATGTACGAGGCGTTGGGTGTAGCCGACATAGACAAGATTTTGAAAGCACCTTCTTCGGAAGAACCTGTGCCAAAAGATCCGGCACAGGAAAACATAGATGCGTTGGAAAATACGCAGCTTAAAGCTTTTGAAGGGCAGAACCATGACGCGCATGTGTACGCTCATTTGCTGTTTGCTGCTTCGGGTGCGGTATCGGCGTTGCCGGCAATAACTATAGCTATACAAAAGCATGTTTTTGAACATGTGCAAATAAAAGCACAGGAACGGGCTATGCAAACGTTTATGCAGCAGTCGCAAGGACAAGCACCTTCCGAAGAACAACTAACGCAAATAGATTCTTTGGTAGCGCAGTTTATTGCTGAAGAGATGGAAAAGATGAAACAACTCAACATGCAAATTATGGCTATGGGGCAACAACAAGGCCCCGATCCACTTGTTCAGTTAAAAGAACAGGAGCTACAGATAAAAGCACAGGAATCTCAAGCCGACATAGCAAGGGACCAAGCCGAGTTGCAGCTTGATCAACAAAAAGAAATGCGTAAAGGTCAGGAATTTCAACAAAGACTACAAAGTCAGGAAGAACAAACGGAAGCTCGAATACAATCGGCTATGGATAGAGAATTAATTAAATTAAGAAATAGAGGAAATTAACATGAGCAGTGTAAAAATAGTTAGTGGTCCGGGAGCGGACGCGCCTGCGCCGCAAAACTACGCCGACATAAAAGGCCAAGGTAAAATACCTTATGCTGAAATTAAAGAAGAGGCTACGCCAAACACCGCTAAGGGTATTATGATAAAGGGCAAAAAACGTGGTATGGGTGACGCTGAAAGAGGCGGTAGTTTTAGGAGTTGTTAGATGCCTTTAAAAGGAGGTTCTGGTGACAAGGTCATCAGTGAGAACATTAAAAAACTAATGTCTGAAGGTTACCCGCAAAAACAAGCCGTAGCGATTGCATTAAGTAAGGCGAATAACAGTGACCCCAAAAAAACTCGATCCTGAAAGTATTTATAACAAATACGATATAAATCACGATGGTACGGTCAGTGATGAAGAAATGGCTCGTAACAAAGAGTTACTGGAGCTAGAGCTACAGGAACAAAAGTCAGAAACACAGAAACAGATGGCGTGGGTAGCTATGCTTTCTATGATAGTAGGAACTGTTTTTTTGTATACGCCGTTGATAAAAGAAACCAGAGTAGCTGCATTAAGCGATTTACTAGGGCTATTTTACATTGCTCAAGCGGGTGTAGTTGGCGCGTATATGGGCGTTACAGCTTGGATGAGTAGAAAATGAACGGTGTTTCAAGCGTATCTAATCGGCCCCCGCCTCCTTTAGTTAACGAACCGCCTAGAAAAACAGAAGAACAAAAAGAGACTGTTTCGGTTAAAGACACAAACAAAGAATTAGCTATTAAACAACTAAACCGAGCAATAGATAAATTAGTTTAGGAGTTAAAATGCCCCCTAAAACAAAAAAAACTAAATCTAAGTCTAAATCGCCAAAACCGACTAATCCGGCGTTGTATTCAAGGGTTAAAGCAGAAGCCAAACGTAAATTTGACGTGTACCCAAGTGCTTATGCAAATGCTTGGTTAGTCAGGACCTACAAGAAACGTGGTGGAGGTTATCGAAGTGGCTAGGTCTAGCGGGGGTCTTACCAAATGGTTTAAAGAAGATTGGGTGGATCTAGGCCGTAAAAAGAAAGACGGAAGCTATGCTAAATGTGGACGTAAAAAAGCGTCAAAAAGCAGCAAGGGTTACCCAAAGTGTGTGCCTAGAGCAAAAGCCGCTAGTATGACTGCGGCGCAAAAGAAAAGCGCGGTAACAAGAAAACGCGCTAAACCACAAGGTGTAGGTGGTAAGCCTACACGAGTAACTACGATAGCTAAAAAGAAAAAAACAAGGAGATCATAATGTTAGGATTTCTTGGTCCGATAGCTAATCTAGCCAACACTTTTGTAGAGGGTCGTGTAGAAAAAACTAAAGCGGTAGCTAAAGCAAAAGTAGCAAGAGCAGAAGCCGAAGCAGAAGTTATGAAGGTAGCGGCTACTCACGAAGCCGGCTGGGAAAAAATTATGGCCGAAGCTAGTCAAGATAGCTGGAAAGACGAAGCATGGACTATTCTGTTTATAGCTATTATTGCAGCTTCTTTTATACCCTGGTGCCGACCCTACATTGCAGAGGGGTTTGCTGCGTTAGAAACAGCCCCTGATTGGTTCACTTACGCTATGTATGCTTCGATTGCGGCTAGTTTCGGTATTCGTGGTATTAAAGGGTTTAAAAAATAATGGCAGAAAGAAAAACAAAAGCTATTCCTAAAACCACAAAAGGTAAGGGCGCTAATTATCGTCCTACTAAATCTGGGGCAGGAATGACTAAAAAAGGTGTAAAAGCTTACCGTAAAGCTAATCCCGGTTCTAAATTAAAAACAGCGGTAACCGGCAAAGTTAAACCGGGAAGTAAAGCGGCAAAACGTAGAAAATCGTATTGCGCCCGTAGTTTAGGTCAATTAAAGCGTAGTTCGGCTAAAACCAGAAATAACCCCAACTCAAGAATAAGACAAGCTCGAAGAAGGTGGAAATGTTAGAAAATTTTGTGTCAAGCTTAGAAGCAGTGTTAAAACATGAAGGGGGTTACGTAAATCACCCGGACGATCCCGGTGGACGAACTAATATGGGGATTACACAAGCTGTGTATGAAAAGTATTTAGGTCGCAAAGTAACCGAACAAGAAATGAAAGACATGAAAACAGGTGATGTTCGCATTATTTACAAAGAAAATTATTGGGATAAAGTAAAAGGCGATGATTTACCTGCGGGAATAGATTTTTGTGTGTTTGATTGGGCGGTAAACTCAGGGGTTTCTCGTGCTAGCAAAGCTTTACAAAAAGTAGTAGGAGCCGTTGCAGACGGTGTAATAGGCCCTAATACCCTTAAAGAAGTTAATTCAGCCGACGCGCAAGTAGTTATTGAACAATTAACGGATGCGCGAGAAGATTTTTATAAAAGATTGTCTACTTTTGACACTTTTGGAAAAGGTTGGCTTAGTAGAAACGAAAAAACCGCCGTGTTTTCTTTAGAAATGAATCAAAAAGGGGTGGTGTAATCGAATAATATTCTATATATTGCATAATTATGGATTATATTCTATTAACCCAGCATATACAGAAAACAATAAAAGAAAGAAAGTCGATTATTTTAAGTGTTCTGGAAAACAACGGTATTAAAAATATGGAACAATACCGGGAATTGATGGGTGAACTGAACGGTTTAAATTATATTTCACAGGAACTCACGGGCCTGCTAGAAAAACAGGAGCTTTTAGATGAATGATACAGTTACTTCTATAAACGAGTCGTATATAGACAAAGATAAACGGGTTTTAGACCCTTCTTTGTTAGATAAATCACTTATTGAAAGAATGCCGCAGCCTACAGGTTGGAGAATGTTGATTTTACCGTATAGAGGTAAAGCAACAACCGAAGGTGGCATACATATTCCAAATCAGGTTCTTGACGACGGTCAAATACAAACTGTTGTCGGGTATATTCTAAGACAAGGCCCCTTAGCCTATAAAGATACGGAAAAATTTCCAGATGGACCGTGGTGCGTGGAAAAAGACTGGGTTATTTTTCCTCGTTATGCTGGTTCTAGGTTTCGTATTGAAGGTGGCGAAGTCCGAATTATAAACGACGACGAGGTTTTAGCTACTATAGCGGACCCTGATGATATCTTATCTTTTTAAGAGGTTTATACACGATGGAAAATACTGAAAACGAACAACAAACGTTGGATTTAGAGGACGTTGATGAAGTTGTTGTAGAGGAAACAGCCGAACAACAAACAACGGTTGAGCCGGAACAGGAATCAGAGCAACAAGAATACAGCACGTCTGTACAAAAAAGAATCAATAAACTTACACATAAGTTGCGAGAAGCAGAGCGTCAACGTGATGAGTCTATTAACTATGCAAAAGGCATTATTGATGAAAATACGCAAATAAAAGCTAGAATAGACGAATTAGACCGTGGTTATGTAGAAGAATACGGTGGCCGCGTAGATGCTGAAGAAAAGCAGGTTGAAGATGAGTTACGTAGAGCGGTAGAAATAAGTGATACAGACGGCACTATAAAAGCTCAAAAACGATTGACAGAGATAGCTGTTGCAAAAGATAAAGTTCGTCAAGCTAAACTTGCTCAGGAAAGGCAAGAACAGCTTGTACAACAACAAGCGCAGCAACCCGTTCCACAACAACAACAAGCACCTCAACAACCGGACCCGATGGCGCAAGAATGGGCCGCCAGACCCGACAACGCTTGGTTTGGACAGGATGAGGCTATGACTTTCGCTACTTTTGGTATACATAAAAAATTGGTGGAAGCAGAGGGTTATGACCCTAGAACAAAAGAATACTATGACGAAGTAGATCGACGGTTACGTCAAACTTTTCCGAATAAATTTGACACATCCGACGTAAGTGTAGAAAATACAAGTAATAACGAGCCTAGCCGACGTAACGTTCAGACGGTGGCTGGAAACTCTCGCACATCAAATACTGGACGCTCAACAAAAGTCCGGCTGACCTCCTCCCAAAAGGCTCTGGCTGAAAAGCTAGGGGTTCCTTTAGAGGAATACGCTAAAAACGTCTTAAAACTCGAAAGAGAAAGACGTGCAAATTCGTGAAGGAGGAATTATGAGTAACGAAGAAAATAAGAGTGGACTTCAAGGCTTGAATAGAACTCCTCGCGCAAAAAATACGAGAGAGAAAACGGCGAAAAGAAAACCGTGGACTCCTCCTCAACAATTAGACGCACCGCCTGCCCCAGAGGGTTTTAAACATCGGTGGATACGCGCTGAAGTGCGTGGTCAAGAAGACCGCCAAAACATTTCGGCAAGACTTCGTGAAGGCTACGAGTTAGTCCGACGCGATGAGTATCCTGATTTTGAAGCTCCCGTTGCTGATTCAGGTCAATTTGAAGGTGTATTTGCTGTTGGGGGACTAGTTCTTGCAAGGATACCGTTGGAAACAGTAGACGAACGTAATTCTTATTACGCCAGCAAACATGCTGATCAAATTGAGGCTATTGACCACGATCTTCTGCGTGAGAACGCACATCCGACGATGACGATAGGGAAACCTGAGCGTCAATCTCGTGTAACTTTTGGTGGTGGATCGACTCAACGCGAGTCGTGAGGCTTTAATTAGGATATTAGAGGACTAAAAATATGGCAAACCAAGAAACTGCCTACGGTCTTCGTCCTATAGGACTAGTTGGAAGCGCAGTAAACTCTACTGGGGTAACTCAGTATGAAATTGCTACAGACGATACTAATGCAATCTACCAATATGAAATTGTAGTTCCTTTAGCTACAGGTTTTATTGGTCAAGCAGCAGATACGGCTGGTGGCACAACTGCCTCCTTGGGCGTTCTTATGGGCGTAGAATATGTAGATTCTAGTCTAGGGAAACCTAGATTTTCTAACTATTGGCCGGGATCAAACAACGTAAGTGTTGACACGAATCATCCTGTCAAGGCTTTTGTTGCTGATAACCCTAACCAGCTATTTCAAGTAGCTAGTGATGCGTCGTTAACTAGTAAAGCAACCGCACAAGCGGCTGTTTTTGCTAACGCAACGTTGGGAACTTCAGCACGTTCTGGTTCTACCAATACAGGCCGTTCAAGTTCGGCTCTTAGTGTTTCATCTATTGCTACTACAGCGACTCTAGGGTTGCGTATTGTAGGTATTCAGGATGACGAAGCTAATAGCGACTATACAGCAGCGGGTATTCCGTTGATTGTACGCTTGAACGCACATTTTAACGCTACTACGTCACGGTACGATTCACAGACTACCGCGACTAGTACAGGCATTTAAGGAGGGTTAGCAGATGGCTATATCACGCGCTCAACTCGCTAAGGAGTTGGAACCCGGCCTTAACGCCTTGTTTGGGCTGGAATATGACCGATACGAAGCTGAACACGCCGAAATATTCGACGAAGAAAGCTCTGATCGTGCATTTGAAGAAGAAGTAATGCTGAGTGGTTTTGGTACTGCTCCAGTAAAAAGTGAAGGCGGAGCGATTTCTTTTGATGACGCGCAGGAAACTTACACTGCTCGTTACACAATGGAAACGATTGCCCTTGCTTTTAGCATTACGGAAGAAGCAATCGAAGACAACTTGTATGACAAGTTAGCTTCGCGGTACACCCGTGCTTTAGCTCGTTCAATGTCGCAAACAAAGCAAATTAAGGCTGCGGCAATTTTGAACAACGCTTTTACAGCAGGAGCTTCTGCTATTGGTGATGGCGTAGCACTATGTAGTGCTTCACATCCGTCACTAAGCGGAAACCAAAGCAACATCTTAAGCACAGCAGCGGATCTCAACGAGACTTCTTTGGAGTCTATGATGATCTCTATTGCTGGGTTCACAGATGAAAGAGGGTTGAAGGTAGCAGTTCGTGGAATGAAACTACTTATTCCTAAAGAACTTCAGTTCATTACTGAAAGAGTTCTAAACTCTACCCTTCGTTCCGGTACTGCGGACAACGACATTAACGCTATGAAGAGCATGGGTATGCTTCCAGAAGGTGCGGTGGTAAACCACTTCCTCACCGACACGGATGCTTACTTTGTTAAGACCGATGCTCCAAATGGCTTCAAGTTGTTTAACAGGACCCCAATTCGCACCGCTATGGAAGGTGACTTCGACACAGGCAACATGAGGTTTAAAGCTCGTGAAAGATATGCCTTCGGAGTTTCTGACTGGCGCTGTGTTTTCGGAACACCTGGAGCTTAGTATAAGGGGGCCTTTTGGCCCCCAACTTTAACTGGGAATAATTAGCCCTAGCGACTGACCCAGCAGACGCTTACCAAGACTCTAGGGCGAAACCTTTGGTAAGGAGGAATTACAATGGCAGTTCATTTTACTGGCCCTATTCTACACGCAGGTAAAGACGGCAACAGACAATGGTTTGAAAACCTTCCTGCTTCTCAAAATCCAGATTATCTTACTTATATGGACGATTTTACTGGGATTGCTTTAGATACAACTAATGACTGGACTCTTATAAAAGACAGTTCAGCTACGGCTGCATTAGGTGCAGACGCTGAAAACGGTACATTAGTTCTAACTTCGCAAGCTACTACAGACAATGACGGAGCTTCTGTACAAGGTAACGAAATTTTTGCCGTATCTTCTGGACGTGACATTTGGTTTGAAACCAAGTTGTTTGTTACAGATGCAGAAGGCGATGCGATGGATGTTTGTGTTGGCCTAACTGTAAACTTTGCAACTAACCCAGAAGCTATGCTGACGGCTGCTGACCGAATTGTTTTTCAGGTAGATGATGGCGATAGCAATATTGATTGTGTTACTGAAAAAGATGGCACAGCAACCACTACTGATTCTGGCGTAGACATTGCAAGTGGTACGTATGTAACGCTTGGTTTTCATGTAAAAAGCACAGGAAGTGTAGAGTTTTTTGTAAACAGAAATAAAGTAGCTACACATACAGCCAATATTCCTGATGATGAAAATCTTGCTATAGGTGCAATGGAACTTTCTGGTTCAGCTACCGGAACTAAGTCAATGACTATTGACTATCTGCTTGCTTCTCAAAACAGATAAGGAGTAATCAATGGTTGATAAAAAAGAAAAGGCTGACTCTAAAAAGACAGCAAGTAAACCTAAAAAATCGGAACTTCCTCCTGAAGGAAGTGCTGAGTATAAGTCTTTAGTTTTACAAGGTATTATTAAAGCTAAATAAGGAGGTAAAAGATGGCTGATGCAGTAAATGTAAGCACCATACAAGACGGTGGTCGAACCGCTATTTTTTACCTTACTAATACTAGTGATGGTACGGGTGAAGATGCCGTTACTAAAATTGATGTATCCGCGTTAGCCGCTAGTGCAGATGGTGACGCTTGTACAGGAGTTAGAATACAAAAAATTGTTTTTTCTACAGTAGGCATGGGCGTAAAACTTTTGTGGGACGCTTCGACGGACGTTATAATTGTAGAACTACCTCCTAATTATTCTGATACGCTTGATTTTAGTGATATAGGTGGTTTACCCAACTATTCTGGTTCAGGTAAAACAGGTGATGTGCAGTTAACTACGGTAGGTCATGCAAGCGGAGAGACATACGCAATTACAATAACTTGTGTAAAAGAGTATTAATTACTGTGAGGTAATTATGGAATTGTACACCGGGCTTGAAAAACAAGTTAGCGAGGAAATACGGGCTTGGTCATTACATGCGTTAGAAAAGCCCAATCCTGCGTACAATAACTTTCCTGCGTGTCCTTATGCAGCTAAAGCATGGCACGACAATAAAGTAGGTATCGTGTTCAAGCACGATACCTCTTATCAACCGCTTTACTCTATTATTTCAGCTTATGACGATCAGTATGAGCTAATTATTCTTGTCGATTTAGAATACGAACCAAATGAAGATGCTTTTCATCAGTATTTAGCTGATTTAAACGAGGCTATCGCGGACGGTATTTTTATTGATAAAGACATTTATTTAATGGGCTTTCATCCAGAATCTGAGTCAAATGAAATTATTGACGACGGTGATTTTGAAACTAATTTAGACGAAGTCTATGGTATGATTTTTATACAAAGATTAAGTTTATTGTGTGAAACCTCAGAAAAATTAATGAGTAAAGGGTATTATAATCGTGAGCATGGTGGTTATGCGGTAAAAGAAATTTTAGATAAACGAAACGAGCTTTATAGGAGACTCAAAAGTGGGTAAACAAACGATATCACAAAGAAAGGCTCTTGCTATGGGCAAAAAAACGTCACAGGGCAAAAGTCCTGTTAAGGGTATGAGGGCTGGCGGAGCCGTAAAAAAACCTAAACGTATGATGGGTGGCGGAGCCGTAAAGAAAACAGGCGCTAAACGTATGATGGGTGGCGGAGCCGTTAAGAAAACAGGCGCTAAACGTATGATGGGTGGCGGAGCCGTTAAGAAAACAGGCGCTAAACGTATGCGCGGTGGTGGCATGGTTAAGAAGACTGGCGTTAAGAGGTTTAGTGAGGGCGGTTCGGTAAATTTAGGTAGAGCTTCTTCTAGACATGCGGGAGAAAAAGGTATAGCGCCGGTTGATAAATATGAAACCTCCATGCTAGCTGACATGGCTAAGGTATATGTTGGTTACAAGATAGGTACGGCTATGAGTAATAAAGAAAAGAAACAAAAGAAGGGCAAAAAAGATTAAATGGCTACTTCAAGCTCAAAGGACTTTGAATTAGATGTTTCTGATTATGTAGAAGAAGCGTTCGAGCGTTGTGGTTTAGAAGTACGTACCGGGTATGATTTAAAAACAGCTAAAAGGTCTTTGAACCTAATGTTAGCCGATTGGGCTAATCGTGGGTTAAATCAATGGACGATTAACGAAACGTCTATTACTACGGCTACAGGTGTTCGAGAGTATCCTGCGGGAACTTTAACCATGACTGTAGCGGCTAGTGCTAGTTTCTCTGTTGGTGAAACCATTACAGGTGGCACCAGCAGTGCAACAGCAACTATAACAAACAAACCTTCAGCTACCAGTTTTGCTATAACCATACCTTCTGGAACGTTTTCTAATGGTGAAACCTTAACGGGTGGGACCAGTGGTGCAACTACTACATTATCCGCAGCGGTAGATTTAACTGATTTTAAGTCAACTATTGACGTTTTGTCGGTGGTAATACGTCGGGATAATACAGATTTTGCAGCCGATAGATTGAGTCGTGAAGCGTACTTAAATATACCGTCTAAATCTACAACGGGTCGTCCTTCGCAATTCTTTTTAGATCGGCAAATACAACCTGTGTTAAAAGTTTGGCCTGCGCCTGAAAACGACACGGATGTGATTATTTTTAATCGTTTAAAACGTATGGATGATGCGGACACTTTTACTAATGATTTAGAGATACCTTTTCGGTTTTACCCATGTTTAGCCGCAGGGTTAGCGTATTATTTATCTATTAAACGTGCGCCTAATAGAATCCAGGTGTTAAAAGGTATTTACGAAGAAGAGTTTGAACGCGCTATGGTTGAAGATAGGGATAGAGCTTCGTTTAACATTAAACCTAACGTAACAGGGACAGTTATCGCATGAGTAAGTTTGCGTCAGGCAAGTATGCTTTAGGCATTTCAGACCGTTCAGGGTTTGCTTATCCGTTAAACAGGATGCGAAAAGAATGGACAGGTGCTTTAGTAGGTTTTGATGAATGGGAAGCAAAAAGCCCTCAGATAGAACCTTTTCCTAAAGTAGATGACCCGCAAGCATTAAAAGATCCTAGACCGGACAGGTCTGAGGCGATGGTCGTGCATGTTGCAGCGCGAGATCCAGCAATAGAAGATTTCATACCTACCAAGGCTTCTGGAAACGTAGGTTCAGTAACGGTGACTACATCATGAGTTTTACATACGCTACTTTAAAAACGGCTATACAGGACTACACACAAAATACCGAAACTACTTTTGTTTCGCATTTAAACGATTTTATTAAAAACGCTGAAGAGCGCATATTAAAGAACATACAGCTTAGTTATTTCCGTAAAAATGTTTCGGGATCAATGACTAGTTCTAATCGTTTTTTAGCTGCACCTTCTGATTTTTTAGCTCCGTATTCTTTATCGGTAACCAGCAGTAGTGAACATGTTTTTTTAGAGTTTAAAGATCCGGATTTTATACAAACATTTAATCCAAATTCGGCTACTACAGGTACGCCGAAATATTATGCTACTTTTGACGTAGATAATTTTATTATTGGCCCTACGCCAGATGCTAACTATACCTCTGAACTGCACTATTTTTATCGTCCAGCAAGTCTAACGGCAGGAGCCGACGGAGGCACAACGTGGTTAAGTGAAAACGCTACTTTAGCGTTGTTATATGGGTGTTTGGTAGAGGCGTATACGTTTATGAAAGGCGATCCCAGCTTGATGCAAGAGTACGAAAAACGACTAGGTGAAGCGCTTTTAGCAATGAAAATGTTTGGAGAATCTAAAGAAACGACGGACGAGTATATGACAGGTAAAGTTATTAGGCCGAAACAATAATGTTTAATGTAAGTGTAGAATCAAATATTGGAACTCCTACGGTTGTAACAACCGATAACCGGGGCATGAACGCGGAAGAATGGGCAGAATTAGCCGTCAATCGAATAGTCGCTGTATCGGCGAATGCACCTCCGCAAGTTCGCGAACAAGCGTTTGCATACAAAGCGCTTATAAAAGCTTTGTTGATAGATTATTTTAAAAAAGTTGCAAAAAGCGAAAAGTCTACGGCAAAGACTATTTGGAATGAGCAAGGTTTAGAAGGTTTAATGGAATATTTCGAGGATATTTGACATGGCAATAACACAAGCAATGTGTACTAGTTTTAAGAAAGAATTACTTGAAGCTAAACACAATTTTCTTAATAGCGGCGGCAGTACGTTTAAAATAGCTTTGTATACAAGCTCGGCTTCTTTAGATGCGTCTACTACAGCATACACTACAAGTAACGAGGTAAGTGGCACTAATTACACAGCTAAAGGTAACACACTAACCCGTGTAGATCCGACTACAAGTGGCACAACTGCGTTTACTGATTTTGCTGATACAACGTGGTCGTCTAGTACGATTACTGCTCGTGGCGCATTAATTTTTAATGAAGATACTTCTGGTGATACATCTGTATTAGTGTTGAATTTTGGTTCGGATAAAAGTTCCAGTTCAGGAGACTTTACCATAGCTTTTCCTGCGGCAGATGCTAGTAACGCAATTATAAGAATTGCATAACGACAATGGCTGCGGGTTACGGGCGAGGTGGTTGGAGTAGCGGTAAGTACGGACAACCGACCTCTATAGAAGTTACGGGCGTATCTGCTACAGGTGCAGTTGGTTCCGTTACAATTACCGAAGGTTCAGGGGTATCTACTGCTGTTACTGGTTTAGCTGGCACGGGTGCGGTTGGTTCGGTCACGATTACTCAAGGCACAGGCGTTACTGTTAATGCAACAGGGGTTGTTGGCACAAGTGCGGTTGGTTCTGTTGCAGTATCTGGTGAAGGTGAAGTATCTGTAACAGGTTTAGCTGCTACGGGCGAAGTAAGTTCCGTAACCGTTGTAATACCAAAAACAGTAAATGTTACAGGCGTTGCGGCAACGGGTGCGGTTGGTTCGGTTACGGTTACAGAAGGCACCGGAATTACCGTATCTGCTACGGGGGTATCTGCTACAGGCAGTGTAGGTAGTGTTACTGTTACAGGTGATGCTGCTGTAAGTGTTACAGGCATAGCGGCTACAGGTGCCGTTGGTTCGGTTACGGTAGCTACGGGCGCTGTAATAAGCGCGGTAGGCGTTTCTGCTTTAGGTAGAATAAGCGACGTTACGGTTAATTTTGATTTTGTAGTATCGGTAACAGGCGTTTCCGCAGAAGTAGCTACTTCAGGCGCTCAGGTTTGGGGGTTAATTACACCAGACCAAACCCCTAGTTATAGCGCGATTACGCCTAGTCAGAGTCCGTCTTTTAGTGCTATTACACCTAGCCAAAGCCCATCTTTTACAGAAATAGTGCCTGGAAGTGAAGTAAATACGTTTACGGTTACGGTGGGGTCTAAAACAGGTGGTGGTAATGCTTTTTACATAGACGGGGTAGAACGTCCTGTTCTTACTCTACTAGAGGGCAGCATTTATCGTTTTGATACGTCTAGCAGCACCACGGGTTCGCATCCTTTTAGGCTATCTACTACTTCAGACGGTACACATGGTGGTGGGTCTATTTACACAGACGGTGTTACAATAGTCGGTACGCAAGGTCAATCCGGGTCGTATTTACAAATTACAGTTGCTTCTGGTGCGCCTACGTTACATTATTTTTGTACAGTGCATAGTGGTATGGGTAATCAGATAAACATAAACGCTCTTTTTACAGAAATTACGCCTAGTCAGACTCCGGACTGGCAAGACATAGCAGCATAGGAAAAATACAATGACGACTTATACAGAAAGTTTAGGCTTAGAACTACCTGATACGGGAGATCGTGCGGGTACCTGGGGCGATATGACCAACACCAATATGAAAATAATAGATCGTGGTGTAGCTGGTGTAAAAGCAATAACTTTAAGTGGTACATCGCACACTTTAACCACTACCGACGGTAATTTATCCGATGGTCAATATAAGGTTTTAGTTTTAGGCGGAAGCCCTAGTGGCACTAATACAATAGACCTAGCCCCAGATAGTCAAGATAAATTTTATTTTATCGTAAACAACAGCGGTCAATCAGTAGTCATAAACCAAGGATCAGGATCAGGGGCTACTGTAACTATACCGAACGGTGCATCAGACATAGTTTTTGCCGATGGTACGGGAGCCAATGCGGTTGTAACGAGTTTTTTAAGCAAAACGTTGCGAACGGGAAACATTATTATTCCTGATGGGGGTAACATAGGTTCTTCGTCTGATACAAATGCACTTGGTATTTCAAGTGGTGGTGTGGTATCGGTTACTGCAACCACAGCAAATACAAGTGCAACGGATGGTGCGTTAACCGTTGCTGGTGGTTTAGGGGTAGCAGCAGATGCGTCCATAGGCGATGACCTAAGACTTATATCCGACGGGGCTATTCTTTCGTTCGGTGCAGATTCAGATGTAACGTTTACTCATGTTGCCGATACAGGCGTTCTTTTGAATAGTACAATGGCTATTCAATTTAATGATGCAAGTCAATATATTAATGCTCCTTCTGATGCTATTTTAGATATTAATGCTACAGACGAAATCGAACTTAATGCTACCCTTGTAGATGTTAACGCAAACCTAGACGTGTCAGGAACATATACGGGTGCCGGTCTTATGACCACGGGTGGAAATATTGTTATACCTGATGCAGGTAATATCGGATCAGCTTCTGATACCGACGCTATTGCTATAGCTTCTGATGGAGATGTTACGGTGTCCCAAGATTTAACTGTGTCAGGTACAGCCACATTAAATGGCAATGTAGATTTAGGTAATGCCACTGGAGATACAATTACTGCAACAGGTAGATTTGATAGTGCGTTAAATCCATCTACCACTAATGCCAGGGCATTAGGAGCTAGTTCGTTACGTTGGTCGGATCTCTATGTAAATGATGTTTACATAGGCGCAGACACTAATTCTACTGGAATAATTTTTGTAGGAACTGAAAGTTCTGTTGGAGGAACTTCAAAGTGTTATTTTAAATTTTATGGGGCTGGTACAAGATATGGAATGTCCATGCGACCGAATGTAGCAGGTCACACATATTATATTTATCTTGTTAATGCTAGTAACACATTCGTTGGTGGCATCTCAATGGATTCAGATAATGCTGGCGTAACTTATGCTACGGCTTCTGACTATAGGCTAAAAGAAAATATTTCTGATATGACAGGAGCGATTGATAGAGTCAAAGCATTAAAACCTAAAAGATTTAATTTTAAGGCTGATGAAGACAAAAAAATTAAAGATGGTTTCCTGGCACACGAAGCTGCTGAAATAGTTCCTGAAGCTGTAACAGGCGAAAAAGATGCTATAAAAGATGGGGAAATCGACCCACAAGGAATTGATCAAAGTAAATTAGTTCCTCTTTTAACAGGAGCATTACAAGAAGCTCTTGCAAAAATAGAAGTATTAGAACAAAAAGTTGCAGCTTTGGAAGCAAAGTAAATGACTAGTAGTTATACCGTAAACAATGGACTCGAAAAACCTGAAGCAGGAGATCAAGAGGGTGCGTGGGGTGGCACACTTAATACTAACTTTGACATTATTGACCGGGTATTGTCTGGCGTTGGTTCTGTTTCACTATCTGGGACTACTCACACTTTAACCACTACTGACGGTACGTTAACCGATGGTATGTATCGGGTACTTCTGTTTACAGGCGCATTGGGTGCTAACAACACAGTCACTATTAGCCCTAACGACCAAGACAAACTATATTTTATAGTCAACAATACGACTGATAGTGGTAGTAGTGGGCCGTACTCTGTCATTATAAAACAGGGTACAGGAGCTACTGTTACGGTAGAAAATGGTCGAGCCGATATTGTTTATGCAGATGGCGCAGGTTCTGGTGCTGCGGTAGTTAGTCTTGGTACTGAAATAGGACAAAGAGCATTTGATTTATATACGTATACTGCAACTGCGGGGCAAACTACTTTTACGGGGTCAGATACATCAAGTAAAACTTTAGCTTATAGCGCAGGTAATTTATTTGTAACGCTAAACGGTGTGACTTTAGAAAACGGTACGGATTACACAGCTACTAATGGCACGAGTGTAGTGTTAACCGATGCTGCAACAGTAGGTGATGAGTTAAATATCTACGCCTTTAATGCGTTTTCAGTTGCAAATGTAACTACAGCTAGTGGTGATTTTAGTATTGGTGATGATCTTAGTTTTACAAGTGACGGTGCAATTATTAACATGGGTGCGGATAGTGATGTCACTATAACTCATAATGCTGACGAAGGTATCACGCTAAACAGCAAAGATATTAGTGGCGTTAGTTCCATTAATGGTGGGCAAGTTGGAGGAAGCCGCAATTTTATTTACAACGGCGATATGGCAATTTGTCAAAGAGCCACCTCGGTAGCTGATGTAGGAGGATCGTCAGGATATTTTGTGCAAGACAGATGGAGAAGTTCATCAGCAAATATGGAAGGACGTTTTACAATGTCCCAAGACACAGAAACTCCAGATGGTTTTGCGAACAGTATGAAAATTGATTGTACGACAGCAGAGACAAGTACTCCTGATGTAAATGAATATCTTTTAATCGAGCAACGCTTTGAAGGGTTAGATTTGCAATCGCTCAATAAAGGGGATGCTCAAGCAAAAGCATTAACGGTTTCCTTCTACGTGCGCTCACCTAAAACTGGAGTACACACAGTGTCTTTGTACGATGAGTCTAATTCTCGAATTATTGGCTCAACCTATACAATCGCATCGGCAGACACATGGGAGAAACACTCGGTATCATTTGCAGGAGATACTAGCGGGGCTATCCCAGACGACAGTACAGTAGGGTTGGCATTATGGTTTTGGTTGTTAGCGGGTAGCGATTATACAGGAGGCACTTTTAACACATCTTGGGCTTCTTACACAGCCGCTAATACTTGTAATAGTAGTCAAGTTAATGTGTTGGATAATACATCAAACAACTTTTACCTAACTGGAGTTCAAATGGAGCTTGGAGACACCGCGAGTATTTTCCAAAACGAGAGTTATGGCGAAAATTTAGCTCGATGCCAACGATATTATCAGATAGTTGGGTTAAACACCGCAGCAGGCAATCAATCAAACAATATGTATTACACATCTTTAGGTTTGTCTCCATCTATGAACCATGACCCTACAATCGAAGCAAGTTATGCGCATGGCTTGCTTTCGGGAAATTTTCAAACGCGAGTTACTTCCACTTTTGGTAATGGAGTGACTTTGATTGATTCAACTCCTGAATCAGTAGTTGTGCGAGGTGGGACAAGTAGTTCCTACAATTGGATAAGGGGTAATTTACATATGGAAGCAGAACTATGAAAATTATTTCAGCTAAATATGTTCATGATAGGTTAATGGAAAAAAATTGTAGTATTAATGTGGTTATTCAAGTCACAGAGGGTCAAACAAAAACAATTCATGTTCCGTTGAAAGAAAACAATAAACATTATCGTGCTATCCAAGATTGGGTAGCAGCAGGAAATACAATAGCGGAAGCAGACTAATGGTTAGTAAAGCAAGAAAAGCAGCAGCAGACGCATCGTTTCCTCAGAGAAGAAAAAACCATTTAATTAATGGGGATTTTCAAATATCTGCACGACATGGAACTAATAAAGTAATATCAACTTCAGTTCCAAATAACAGCGATGATAATTATTGTTTGCCCGATAGGTGGTTATTACTAAGCGATGGTAACGATATAGTAGACCCTCAATTAGTAGATGTTACTAGCCCAGATAATGCTAAATATAGTCTAGCATTAGAAGTAGAAACAGCAGATAAAAAGTTTGGTGTAGTACAAATAATAACAAACCAAAATTCCGTACCTATTATTGGTAATACAGTGACGTTATCTTTCCAAGCTAAAGTTAGCAACACAACAAGATTAGATGATGTTAG